TTAGTTGGCGCTAATATAGTTCTGTACCATCATGTGCATCACCTTCTCCGTCTGCACAATTCCCTGTTCGTTGGAAAATCTAATAAACAATCGCATCGTCTGTTCGTAGCTTCCAATCGTCTTTTTGCTCAACCCCTTCAATTCACAGTGCTCTATGAACAGTTCCACATCACGTTCCAACATAAAAACAACCTCCTGGATCATCCGCTGCCGCTCAATGAATCCAGAAGGTTTATCGCTATGGAAGGTTTCAATTCATCACTATGGAATCCATAATTCTATAATTCCATAGCGATAAACATTTTTCAGCCTCCCAGAATTGCCAGATGTGCACGCAAAATATCACGTCGGCATGTGCATCCATCACACTGCTCTCTGCCGCTTATCCAGCCGCATTTTGTCAGCGATCATCGCGATGAATTCGCTGTTGGTGGGTTTTCCCCGCAGGTTGTGGATGGTATAGCCGAAGTAGCTGTTGAGGGTATCCACATCGCCCCGGTCCCACGCCACCTCGATGGCATGGCGGATGGCGCGCTCCACGCGGCTGGCAGTGGTACCGTTTTTATGATAGGAAATTTACCTAATTGTTGTGAGGTATTCTCCGTTCTTCACAGGTATAGGCGCAAGTTGTTTATCGTGCCCTTATTATACCAGATGCCGGGGCATATATCCATCGACAAATCGCTCAAATCCGACAACTCAAAAAAGAAAAGTCCATGAAAATATCAATGCCCAGCGGCACCATATTTTTCCATAGACTTTTCCTCCATTTTGATTACTTCCTGGCGTTGTTTTCCGCCCTCAGCCGTGCAAACAGTTCGTCTGCCTCGATGGCCTCCTTGGTGAAGGAGTTGTTCTTCCACCAGTTGATAATGGCCACCACAACGGTGATGAGGGTGCTGACCAGTTGCTGGAGCTGCTCGTTGTCGATGGGCAGTGGGCTCTTGTTGAACGAAGCCAGCAGACTGTTCAGCAGTGCCACGATCAGGCAGATGGTTCTCGCCCAGGTCGCAGCACTTGCATTGGTGTATTTCTCCATTTTGAAGTCCTCCTGTTCAGGCTGTGTGATCTTCCCTCAGCGGCAGTGCCTTCATTCGCTCGTATAGGTTCGTGCCGGTGCCGTTGCCCTTCAGTTCGTGGTACGCCTCGTATACAAGCCCCACATTGGTCAGCCCTTCCGAGTCAACGTATCCTTGCTGGATGTAGTACCGGCAGCTCTGATAGAGTCTGTCGTGGAGCAGAGCCTTCACCGCTTTTTTCAGTGCCTTCTGCTCCTGGATGGTGGCGTAGAACGCCTTTCCCGCCCATCCCAGTGCCGCCGCGATGATCAGGGAGACCACCTCGTTGAAATGGGTCATGATAAAGCTTTCCGTGGGGTTCACGCTCCCTTCACGCTTGTCAGACCCGCTTTTGCAATGATACTCGGGTAATCCTTGTAGACATGGTTCATGTCTACCACGCCGCTCACACCAGCCACCTTGCCCTTGGAGCTGTACTGCCACATACCGTGCTTGCGGGTCGGCCGCTTGTTCCGGTAGTCCGCCAGCCATAGGTCAAAGTCGTTCAGCTGCCACATGTTCAGGTTGTAGTCGGCAAAGTTCGAGTAGGTGTACAGAATCGCGTACAGCCCCCACTTTTCGATCTCCCTGAGCTCCATTTTGACAAGTTTCGTCAACTCGGCTGCGGGCAGACTTTTCAGACGGGGGTCCTCCACGTCCATAGCAATGGGCAGCTCAAAGCTCTTTCCTTCCAGGCAGGTCTTGAGCAGGTTCAGCTCCTTCTTTGCCATGCCTTCCGTTACCGCAACGGTGTAAGCATATACGCCAACTGGCAAACCCACAGATTTGGCCCCGGCATAGTTCGCTTCAAAGCACGGATCGACGTAGAGCTGCCCGCTCTTGGTGGAAACTGCACGGATCATCACGCCACCTACTTTTCCGCTGGCCTTGACTTTTTTCCAGTCAATGGTTCCCTGCCAGCGGGAAACGTCGATGACATCAAGCATTGCCCTGCTCCTTCAGTTTCTCGGCCAGCTGGGTGCACAGCTTCTCGTACTCCTCTTCGGTCAGGCGGTCGTTGGCAAAGAAGATATCCAGCTTCCGCTGCATCCCGTTGGTCTTGCCGCGTTCGATCAGGCGTGCACAGGTGTTGTAGAGTTCCATTTTGATTCCTTTCTGCTCACGTTCCGCATGAGCCATCTTAATGTAAAAAAAATCGCTCATCAGCATTCCTTTTCAGTGTGCCAATAAGCGAAACGATACAAATGGGCTGACTCGACTCTTATGTCTCCGGCGTAACCCCCAGCTCCAGCATGGTCAACCGGTACTCCTGATCCACCACCAGGCTATCGGTGTCGGTTTGGGCGCTTTGCAGGGCAGCCAGTGTTTCGGGCAGGGTGTCCACGGCTTTCTGCTTTGCCGCTGCCTTCTGCTGCGCCGCTTCCTGTGCAGCCAGCTCTTCGGCGGTCGGCGGCTGTGGCACTTCTCCGTATTCGTACACCTCATACTCCGCCCCGCATAGCCGGATACCCCAGTAAGCTTCCCCGGGCTGTGCATTTTGGTTGTGTGCGTTCACCGCAACCTCGATCGCGCTGTAATCTGCCGGGGTGCCGTCGGTCTCGGTCGGTATCGTGTACCCGGGGCGGATCGCTGTTTCTTCCATTTTGAACTCTCCTTTCCGGGTGCTCAGTTAATATAGTTACTGGAGGCCCATAAAAAGGTAACCGTTGTCACCAGCGTGTTCAGCGGCAGCACGATGCATGGGCGCAGACCGTACGAGTCCTCTCTGTGGCGGCCTGCACTGGAGAAACTTCCATCCGCATAAAACGTGTACATATAGTTACCGTTGTGGGTTCGTTTGGAGCGTGTCCAGTATTCAGTGTCTGCTTGTCGTTTGTCGGTGGCAGCAGTCGTGTAGTCGAAGTAGTCCAGTTTTGCACCCTCCTGCGCCATCAGGCCATCTATGCCCTGCCAGGTGTAAACCCCCATCTCCACCGCGGAAAGCAGAAAGCACTTTCTCGAAAGGCCATTCGAGCCGGAGGAAACATTGGCCGAACTGTAATCCGCCTGCTTCACGTAGGGCAGATGTACGGTCATCAGGCGGTTTGCTACACTGGGTGTGATATTTCCGCCCGGGTAGTTGACACACCAGTTGTCCAGTGCCCACCCTTCGTAACCGTAGATGTAGTTACTGCTATCGATCGCTGTTGAGCCTGCAATGTTCGTCCTCCAGAGCCATGCGCCGTTGGCCGTGCTGTCATACAACCCGCCGCCTGGAACGCCCTTGTGGATCAGCTTATACCAGCAGGTCGTGCCGCTCGGGTCTGCAATGCCAAATTCCGTCCCCAATGCAAAGGAGCTGATGGGATTGCCACCATCATAGAACTTCTTGGCCACGCCATCCACGCCGATATAGCCCTTGTATACTGGCCTTGCGGTACCATCCACGCCGGTGTAGATTTTGGAGACCGACTTGGCACTTCCGCCGATTCCGGTATAAATTGCCATGTTTCGTCCTCCTTATGCGTACACCAGCAGGATAGAGCCGGTTGCAAGGCTGCTTCCCGCACCGGGGTCACTGGTTTGGGAGGTGATGGTGTTGGTGTTCAGTTTGTTCCAACTGTCCCAAGCAGTGCTTGAGCCATTTCTAACGTAGATTCCGTTATCTGTGAACGCAATTTCATGGGCCTTACCGCCAGAAAAATCGCCCCATCCGCGAAGTCCAAGCAGATATGCATAGGTTGTACCACTGTTTAAGCCGATTGTGGTGCAGTATTTAAGCCCTCTGAACGCGATTCCTCCGTGTGGCGAATTCGGAAAATTATTATAGGTATCCGGCGTTGTTGCAGTAGATCGATTATCTCCCTCATCTGCGAGATAATAATGACCATGCGCGCTCGGTGGATAACTACTCGGCTTCTCGGACACATTGCCCCAGTTCGTGGGGTACACACTCGGCTTCCCACTCACGCTATCCCACGTAGAGGGAAACGTACTCGGCTTATCCGTCACGGAATTCCAGTCGGTCTTGATGCTCTTGAACTTGTCGCCCACGGTCTTTGCGTCTGCGGGTGCGCCGTCAATGGTCAGGGTCTTGTCGGTGTTCACCACCTTCTTGGCCGCTTCCACCAGTTGGCGGGCTTCGTTCTCGCTGGCCTTGGCGTTTCCTTCGCTGGTCTTTGCATTCCCCTCACTGGTCTTGGCCTTCCCTGCGCTTGCTTCGGCTTCCTTGGCCTTGGCGGTGCAGGCGGCCACGCTGATCCCCATGCTGTCGGCGCTGGCTTTTGCGTTGGTCTCCGATGTCTTGGCGTTGGCAGCGCTGGTGGCAGCCTTTGTTTCGCTGCTCTTGGCATTGGTCTCGCTGGTCTTCGCGTTGGTCTCCGATGTCTTGGCCGCATTCTCGCTGGCCTTGGCATTGGTCTCCGAGGTCTTCGCCTTGGTCTCGCTGGTCTTTGCAGCGTTCTCACTGGCCTTGGCATTGGTCTCGCTGGTCTTTGCCGCGCTGGCCGAACCTGCCGCCGCAGAAGCAGAGGATGCCGCAGCGTTCTCACTGGCCTTGGCCGCGTTCTCACTTGCTTTGGCGTTGGTCTCGCTCACCTTGGCAGCATCCTGGCTTGCCTTTGCCGCATCCCGTGCCGCTTCGGCCTGACGGAGCAGCTCTTTGATGTTGGCGATGCTCTGGTTCACAAAGTCCCGGGTCCATTCCATCGAGCTGGCGATGTATTCACGGACTTCCCGGCCATAGATCGCCTTCCGGATGCCCGTAATGATCGCATCAAAATCCATTCCTATTCTCAACCTCCTCCATTTTGAACCCTTACGAAGTGCTCAGGTTGCCCAGCAGCTGGTTCAGGAAACTGATGATCGCCTGTGCGATCGTCCATATGCTGTCCATGGCCTGCTTCTGCACCTGCTGTTTGGTCAGCTTCTCGGGGGTCAGACCAAAGGTGAACTGCTTCTCGTTGGGTGCATCCAGTGGCAGCTTCAGCTTGGTGCACCCCAGCCACTTGTCGATCTCGTGGGGGCTGGAGATGATGTGGGTCTTGATCAGAAATCCCAGTCGGTCATTGCTTTCCCCGCTGTCCACCCGGTCGTAAGCGGTCAGGGTCATCACAGGCTCGATATTCTGCTTGTACCCCTTCAGCTCGGTCTGTGCTTCTTTGCGCAGGTTGTCGCTGTTCGTGTTGCCGTCGACCTGGATGCACTTCTCAATGATGCCGTACTTTGCTTCCGCCGCCTCGTCCCGCACCGTCTCCGAGATCGCGCTCACGGTGGTCGTCTTGAAGATCCACCATCCGCTGGTGGTCGTCTGGGTGCCGTATGCGGTCACACGGGTCACCACGTCGCTGGACATCTGCTCCACATAGCTGAAATCCAGCAGGTTCACGCCATATTCAATGGTCTGTGTCGTGGTGGCATCCGTTTCCACGAGGTAATCGATGTACACCCGCCATACCGCAGTGCCGTTGTCTGCCCGCACGATCCGTGTCCGCAGATATCCGTCGTATTCTTCCAGCAAAAAGGTGTTCAGCAGGCTCCACTGGCTCTCGAACAGGGTTCCCTTGCTGGAGGTGTCAATGGTGCGCCCGGGCTGGATGTTCACCTTTCCGATGCCAAAGGTCCCGTAAGGCCCCTGATAGTAGTCCTTCAACGCCTGCGTTGCAAGGTAGAAGATGCTGTTGGAGGGCACGCTCGACCACTGCTCCATCGGGTTGTCGGTGGTCAGGTAGTAGGTTCCGCCATTCACTTTCGGCACAAATCGCTGGAGATATCCCAGCACGCCCTCGGCATACAGCTTGTAGCTCAGGTCAAACAGCTTTTCCGTCTCGGTCACGTACCCAAGCCAGATCGGTTTGCCGTCCTCTTCCACCACCAGCCACGTTTTCTCGTACTTCAGGGTGGTGTACACAGGGTTCTTGTAGCTGCCGAATGCCGTGTTGATCTGGTATGGAATGGTCGCCTCAAAGCTGCCGAACTCGTTTTTGGCCAGGTTCAGCACCGGGTCTTCGAGGAATCGGTTGGAAACGCTTCCCTCTATCGTGTCACCCTGGGAATCAAAGATGCACTCCCGGGTGTCCCACTGGAACCCCAGAGCACTCGTGCCGTTAAAGGTCTCCGTCTTCTTTGAGATGGTTCCCGCATAAACTTGATATCCGATGGCTCCTCCCTCCTTTCTGCATCCATTTTGAAGTTTCGTAAACCTGACGGAGAGGTTTAATCCGTCATAAGTACGCTGGCTGGTAATACAGGTTGAGCGTTCCCGCATCGGTCGTGGTGCTCGCCCGCACTTCGTACACGTCATATCGCAGATCGTTGTCGATCAGGCCGATGTCCACCTTTCCCATGCCCTCGTCCATCATTGGGCAGTACGAGACCTCCTCTGCCGGAAGTCCCAGCTCTTTTGCCTTTTCGTAGGGGTAGGTCTGGCTCTTTGCCAGTGTAACCCCCACATAACCGCCACCGGTCCATTTTGCTTGCAGCAGGCTCGGTTTTTCGCTGGGCGGCATCCGGAAGGTCTTGGTCTGGAGTGCCTTGATGGGGATGTCCTTGCAGTAGGGCACGGCCAGATCGGTCTCAAACCCAAAGGTATCCCACACCCAGTCCTCCTGAATGTTGTCATACAGGAACTTGAACGGGTAAAGGCTGTAAGCAAAGGTCACGGCGCTGTGTCCGTTCTTCTGCTTGATGCCCCCGTTCACCCAGACACGCCCCAGATAAAAGAACGCCGGGTCATCCTCCAGCCGCACCCTGGTCTGTGCCGGGATCGAGTTGCTCTTCGCCAGCGCTCTGGAAAGATACTCCAGCGCTCCGGTTCCTACAGGGGTCGAAAGGTTCTGCCCTCGCCACTCGTCCGTGTCCAGATAAAACTCCCAGCTTCCCTCCCGGGCCTTGAATACCGGATAACCCGTCAGGCTCTTGGAAAGGTAGGTGGTTCCGTCTCGTCCGGGTACGTCCACGGAAAGGACTTTCTCCACCGGGGGAGCCACCACAGGCCGGGAGACCGGGATCATCTTCCAGTCATCCCAGGTGTTCTTGTCACCAATGGTGATGGAATGGTACATGGCTCCTCCTTAACTCAACATGTCGGCAGGCGGCTGGAAGTCATAGGAGATGGTCAGCGTCACCCGTCCGTCATTGCCGTTCTTGACGTTGCTGATCCAGCAGCGCCCTTTGTAGCTTCTCGTCTGTGCGGTGGAGAGCACGGTTCCGCCCAGCTCCATCCGCACCTCGCATTCTCTTCCCTGAATGATTCGCATCAGCCGGAAATAGGTGCTTGTCCAGTCACCTTCCCGGCTCGACCAGTCGGGGTAAAGCTGAATGCTCTGTTCGGTCTTGTCGGGGATGCCGCACCGCTCCCGCACATCGTCCATGGCGTGCCGTCCGTAGTCATCCCAGCTGGAATGTGGTACGCCGTCCGCCACGTAATAAAAGTCCCAGCTTCCGGTCGAGTTCTGGAACACCCTCTTTCCCAGCGGAGCCTTTTCCGGCGTGCCGTGGTAGGAAGGAAAGTCCATCGTCTCGTATTTTTCCTCAAAGGCATTGACATGCAGGGGATTCAGGGGGACCAGGTTGAAGTCTCTCGTGCTGTATTCCCGGGAAGCCCCTGCATTGTCATATACCTTAAAAATAAGCCCCGCAAATGTGGGGATCTGTGAGGAAAGCGCCGGGTCAGTTGCGCTCCGTCCCATCATCGGTTGTTCCTCCGGTTGATCTTCCCCAGCCCCTCGTCCACGTCGTTGATGATCTCGCCAACGAGCTTCCGGCCGTTCATCTGGACCTTCATGTTGGCCACGGCCCGGGCAATGCTGTCGATGTGCTCGCCCAGTGCCTCCACGCTCGAAACGATGTCGGCGTTGGGGTTTGCCTTCTGGTCAGCCTTGTTGGCCTCTTCCTGCTGGGCCTTGGTCACCTCGGCTCTGCGCACCACGTTGGCGGCAAGGCCTGCGGTGCGCTCTGCATTCAGGGCGACCGTGCCGTTCTGGAACAGGGTGTCGTTCAGCCAGTCCACTCCATTTTGAACGTCGCTCATGTCCACTACGGGCTGGATGCTGGGTTCATACTCAAAGTCGTCGCTGGCAATGTCGCCCACACGCTGGGCCAGATCCATCATGGTGGAAAGGGCTGTGTCGCTCACGTCCTGTACGCCCTGCACCACGGAGCCGGTCTCGTCGGTGATGCCCTGCGCCAAACCAAGGCTCAGGTATTCGCCAATGCCCGCCATCACGCGGCTGGGGGAATGGATCCCAAAGAAGTCGCAGAATCCGTTCACCACAGCACTGCCGAAGTCGCAGATGCCGTCCCACACCGCACCCGCCGCACCGGTAATGCCCTGCCACAGGCCGGAGATCAGGTTTCCGCCCACGTCCACCAGGCCCTTGAAGCCGTTGCTGATCCAGTCCCACAGGTGCGAGAAGGCATTTCCAAGCCAGTCAAAGAACCCGCTGAAGAAATCACCGATCTTGTCCCAGTTGGCGATCAGCAGTCCGCCGCCCGCAATGGCCGCGCCAATGAGCCAGCCTTCGGGGCCAATGGAGCCCAGCACTCTCACCAGAGTGCCGCCCAGTTCTCCCAGACCGCCCAGTAAGCCACCGGAGCCGGTGATCATCTCGCCGATGCTGCCAAGGCCGCCCAGTGCTTCTCCCAGCAGTCCCGTGCCGCCCGTGGCAGAGCCCAGCAGGCCGCTCATGTTGCCCAGGATGCTGCCAAGGTTCTTGGTCGCACCGGTCACCTTGACCACCTGTCCCATCACCTTCAGGGTACCGCCGCCCTGGGCCAGTTTGTTGAAGGTCAGCATGGTCTTGCCCAGATTCATCATTGTCTGGCCAAATTCGCTGCCCATAAAGTCCAGCACGGTAGTAATGCCGCCGGTCACTGCCCCGCCCCAGTCACCGCTTACAAGGGCGGTAATGGTGCCAAAGAGGTCGGTGATCACTTCGGTCACGCCGTCCTGGGTGGCCACCCCAAAGGCTCTGCTGAGCTTCGAGGCCATTTCCGGGGCGCTCTTCTGCACCTGTGCCCAGACGCTGTTGAAGCCCTCCTGAATGGGCCGCCAGTTCTTCGAGATGGAGTAGCCCAGCTGCATCATCATCCGCTTGCCGGAGTCGTCCAGCTCAAAGGCATCCGCCAGATTTTCCGCAAAGCCCACAAAGTTGTACTGTTCGCTTTGCAGGTCTGCCAGTGCATCCAGTGCGGTCTCGCTGTTCTTGCCAAACTTCTTCACAGCCTCGTCGTACTTCAGCTGCTTGTTCGTCACCTTCTTCAGGCTGTAGCTCATGCTGTCCAGTGCCGTGCCCACGCCAATGATGGCGGTCATGGTGCCCTGGGTGGCGGCTTTCCGTGCCTGGGCGCTGTCGGCTCCGTATTGTTCCACCGCAGCCTTGTAAGCATCCTCCCGGCCCGCAAGGTCCCCGTCTCCGTAGAGCTTGGCCAGCATGTTCTGCCGGTTGGTCACCAGCTTCTCCTGCTTTTCCAGGTAGGAGACCTTGCTGTCGTAGGCATCCAGCTGGGCCTGATTCAGCTCGTTGATGAGCTTCTGCTGTTCGGTCTGTGCCTCCAGATACTGCTGGTAGGCCGCCTGGGTCTTCTGGCTTGCCTCGCCGAACTCGTTTTTGATGGCGATATAGTCCTTCTCGGTGGCCAGCAGGATCTCCGCCTGGTTCTTGATCTTCCGGTTGATGTAGTCGATCTTCTTGTTGGACTTCTCGGTCACCTCGGCGCTGTCCTCGTACAGGGCGCTCCAAAGCTCGTATTCGTCCTCCGCAGTCTTGGCATCGGTCTCGTACCGCTCCTGAATGACCTTCAGGATGCTGTCCTGCTTGCTTCTCTGAAGCTCTGCAAGGGTCTTCTGTTCGCTTAGCAGGGTGCCGTAAGCGTCCTTGGTCTTGCTGTTGTTTGCGCCCACCTTGGCCAGCAGGGTGTCGTACTGCTCTTTTGCAATGGCCACCCGTTTGGTCTGGAGCTCGATCTCCCTTGTCAGACTCTCGGTCTTTTTGGTGATAAGCTCTTCCACCGTGGCCGTGTCACCGCCCGTCACTTCCCACAGCGCGTATTCGCCGGTGGCATTGGACATCTCGGTCTTGTTGGCCTTCAGTTTGTCGGAGAATGCACTTGCCAGCGTGTCTGCCAGTGACTTGCCGGCCTTGGAGGCTTTGGACTTGGTGGTGCCTCCGCCCGCTCCGTCCAGTGCATCATCCACGGCGTTCTGGTAGTAGTCGGTCAGCGCGCCAAAGGGGTTCATCTTGCCCCATGTGCTTTCCACGGCGTTCTTGATCTCCTCCACGGTGGAGGGGGTCTTGTTGCCGGGCTTCTTGATGCCGCCGTTGGAGGGGATCGGTACATTATCCTGCGCCGCCTGCTTTGCTGCATTCTGTGCGCCCTTCAGTCCATGTTGATAAACGGGGTTGCCCAAATGGAGCGAATCCATCTTCATGGCGTTATACAGCCCAACCATGCTGTTCTGTACGGCAATGGTCGCCTCATCCAGAGCGGTGGTCATACCGTCTTTTACTGCAAGGGCCGCATTGTAAGCGCTGTTCCGCAGCTCGTCCTGTTTCGTCTTGTCGCCAATGCCCAGGATCGCACCCTCAAGGATGTTCTCCGCGTCGCTGGCTGCAACGTCACTGGGCGAATGGATGCCCCAGAAGGCGGTGAAGACATTCCGGATGGCGGCGGCAGCGCTGTGCATGGCCGCTTTTGCCCGCTCCAGAATGCTCTGGTTTTGCAGGCCTTCCACAACGCCCAGCATGACATATTCGCCGTTCTCGGCCATCACCTTGGAAGGTGAAGCAATACCAAAGAACGATTTGAACGCTTCAACGATCTTTCCGCCCAGCGATTTGATGCCGTTGATCGCCATGCCAACCGGCCGGTCGTCCTCAAAGATCTCGCCGAACCAGTCAAAGATGCCCAGTGCCGCATCCTTCATGGCATTTCCGATGCCGCTGAACAGTTCGCTCCATGTTTCCGGAACGCCAAGGAAACTCAGGCCGTCTTTCGCCAGCTGCCAGCACTCCGGGATCACGGCACGGACCAGCGCGTCAAATGCCTCGACAATAGGCCCGGCGCAGTTCTTGATCACCTCGCAGAGCATCGTCACCACGGTGGTCAGTGCTTCCTGAATGTCCGGTGCAGCGTTGATAATGGCTTGACAGATCGGTCCTGCAAACATGGAAAGAACCCCCATCGCCGCAGTCGCCAGCGCGATCACACCCAGCGACTTTGCGAAGTTCCAGAATGCTTTTGCCAGCAGTTCCAATCCAACCGCCAGCTGAGGCATTGCTGTCAGAAGAGCACCACCCAGCATGGTGATGAGCATTCCGTCCAGAAATACCTGTAACGCCTGCCCGACAGTTTTCGGGTCGGCATCGCCCAGCAGTTTAATGGCAGGGGCCAGGATCAGCAGCGCCGCGCTCATCTTGAGCATAGCGGAGCCCAGGCCATCCAGTGCGGAAGCAACGCCGAATTTTGTGAAGGCGATCAGTGCAGTTGTCAACCCTCCGAGACCGGAAAGAGCAGCAATTACACCCTTGGCTAAATCGACCCAGCCCAACGCCGCAAATTTCTCTACCGCCGCAGCCAGCACATACAGTGCACTTGCCGTCAGCAGGATTCCTGCGCCGGAACTCACGCCACCGGTGGACATGCTGGATGCGATCGTCAGCGCCGTCAATCCAGCCGCAACCTTGATCAATCCGTCGATGGCCGCATCCCCCATAACGGCAAACAGCCCCACGGCTCCTGCCAGTACAACAAGGGAGGTAGACATCACAAGGACGGCCGCGCCGGAGCCGAACTTCGTCTTGGACGAAAAAGCCGACATGGTGGTCATCAGGAGCATCAGGGTCTTGATGCTGGTCATGGCCGCATCCAGCCGGACAAGCTGAATGTTCGCCAGACTGCTCACCGCCTGTGCTGCGATCCAGATGCCGCCAGCCATGGCTGCGATCGCGGCTCCATTTTGAAATCCGGTCGGGCCGATCACCTTGTTCACCGCAGCCAGAGCCGTGGTCATGGTGGTCAGCAGTCCGCCCAGCGAAACCACCGCCATACCGGCTTTTACCAGACTGGTGAACTTGATCTCGCTCAGGGGCTTCAGGGCGGTGGAAAGCACCTTGATGGCACCGCTCAGCGCCACCAGCTCCACCGCCGTCGAAAGGATCACTTTGTGGTTCATGGCCTTCTCGCCCACCACCAGCGCCAGAGAGAGCTGACGCATCGCCAGCATCATGGCAACGATGGACGCGGTCACAACGACCAGCGCTGAGACATTTGCTGCAATGTGGCCTTTCTGCATGACTTCCATGATCCGGGAAAGCCCCTTGGTAATGGAGCCAATGGCAATACCCAGTCCGATCAGCGCCGCAGCAGTGCCCCACAGGGTCGCCGCGTTCAGGGCGCTGGCTTTCAGGCTGTCAAATGCTTTCGTGAACCGCTTGGTGGTAGGCTCCAGCAGCTTTGCCGAGACCGTCAGCAGGGTCACGAAGCCAAAGACCGTACTAGCGATCTCCGTGAACTGGTCGGGGTTGATCCGGCTCATCACGTACATGGCCCCGGCCAGGATCAGGATCGCGGTGGCCATGCCGGTCAGGGTCTTGGTGCTCTCGTTCTTCTGCCAGGTCTTGATCGCGCTGGTCAGCTGCTTGAAGGTGCCGGAGATGGAGTTGAGCATTCCGGTCAGCGGGGTCTCCAGCATTGCTTTCAGGCTCTTGGTGGCTTTTGCCATCTGCCCGATGCTGAACGCCAGCAGTCCCACGTCGATCAGGCTCATAAACCGGTAAACGTCCGTCCCGCTGATGGCATCAAAGCCCTCTTTCACAGCGGTAAAGAACTGTTTCACCGGGGCAAAGGCATCCCCCACCGAGCCGTTGATCTTGTTCATGCTGCGCTGGAAGCTGGAAGCAAACTCACTCATGGATTTGCTCAGGTTCTTCGGCATGTCGATGAGGTTCTGCTGGAAGTCCTCCAGATTCGGCTTTGTCAGCCCCAGCACCTGCACCGCGTTCTCACCAAGGCCCCCCAGTTTGGAGAGCAGGGTCGAGATCGCCATGCCCAGCGCACCCAGGATGCCAATGCCTCCACTTGCTGCGGTCTGGATCACGGCGCTCAGTCCGTCAAAGGCCCGTCTGCCCACGGAGTACAAGGTACCCAGCAGGCCGGTGCTCTTCTCTCCCTTTTTCAGGAAGGTGTCGATGTACTGCGCGATCTTCGTGTTTTTCAGCATGCTGCCCAGTGCATCCACAGGGCTCAGGAGCTTCGTCAGTGCCGTCCTGATGCCGCCCAGCTTCTCCCGCAGGGTGCCGCTTCCGGTGGCAACTTTATAGATCGTCTCAAGGAAATCCCCCAGCCCGGCTCCCACGCTCAGCATCACCTGTGCCACAGGCTTCGCAGCGTTCGCCAGCAGCGAAAATGCTTCCTTTGCCACAGCGCCGATCTTGCTCAGGATCGTGGTAACGCCCTTCAGCACCGTGAACAGGCCCTTGAAGGTCTTCTTGATCTTCTCTGCGGTCTGGTCGGTGATGATAAGCTTCTGGGTCATCAGGTCGAGCCGTTCGGCAAAGCTGTAAATGTGTTCTCCGTCTGCGGGCGGGAAGATCTCACTGAACGCCTCCTTCACAGGGGCCACTACTTTGCCAATGGCATCCATGATGTTCCAGAAGCTCTGCACCAGATGCTCTCTGCCGGAAAGCTCGCCGATCTTCTTGGCGTACTCGTCCAGGTCCAGGGTTCCATTTTGAATCTCGGCGTTCAGCTTCGCAAAGGCTTCCGCATCCCGCTGGATGGTCTCCCGGTCATAACCCTTTGCGGCCATCTCCTTGTCGCTCAGGGTCAGCAGCTTTTCAGCGCTGGTCTGTGCTTCGTCAAGGCTTGCTTTCAGCAGCTGGGCACTCACGCCGTTCTGCTGCAATGCCTTGGTAAAACTGCCCGCTTTGGTGATCTGCTCCTCGGTCACAGCACCGCTGGCCAGTGCCACCTGCTGGAGGGTGTAGCTGTAGGCATCCGCCTGATCCCCCAGCCTGCCTTGCAGCTGTGCCCATCCGCTGTTCAGTCCGTCCTTCAGCCGTTCGTTCAGCCCGTCGATGGACGGCACAAAAATGTCGTACAACCGATCCGAAAGCTCTGTCCAGGTCTCGGTGGCTTCTTCCTTGTTGCCAAAGAAGGTCTCGAAGACAGCCATCCATTTTGAGCTGACCGCGTCCTTGGTGGAATCAATGGCCTGCCCAAAGCTGGTTGCCTGCTGGGCCGCCAGTGCCGCACGCTCTGCCAGCTCACCGTATTGGCCGCTCAGCTTTTCAAGGGCCTCGGAGCTGGTCATGCCCTTGTTCTTCTGGGTCATCTCGTAGGCCGCTTCCATCATGGAAGCGTACTTCTCAAAGGTCTTTTCCATGACCTTCGTGTTGGCCCACTTTTTGGAAAGGGAGCTCTCAAAGGTGCCAATGGTCACCTCGCCCTTTTTCAGGGTGCCCAGCTCCACCGCTGTGTCAATGAGCTCCTGCTTCAGGGCCTTGGTGGCCGTGCCCATCAGGTTCAGGCTCTTCCAGTCCTGAAGCTGCAAATGTCCGGCGCTGTAGCTCTGGGTCAGGTTCCGGATGGTGCTCTGGAACGCAAAGCCCGTCTTGCCCGCGTCTGCGGTGGCGTTGGCAATGCCCATGATCATGGGGATCATCTTGTCGATGTTGCCGCCCGCAGCCGTCATCTGGGAAAGGGCGCTGGTCATCTCGCTGAAGCTGTAGCTGGTCTCGTCGGAGTACCACATCAGCTTGTTCAGGTAGCCGTTCACCTGATCGATGCTCTTACCCGTGGCGTTCATGATGGTCTGAACGTTGGAGGTCTTTTCGGTGTACTTGTCCCAGCCGCTGGCCACCTGATCGATGGACAGGCTCTTGACCAGCTTCTCGCCCGCGTCCACAAATTTGTTGGTGATGTTCACCAGCGCCGTGGTGGCCACGATGTTCAGGTTCGAGAACTTGGATTCCAGCCGGTCAAGGCTCGTCTGCATGGTGACAAAGTCCACGTTCTCCGCGGCTGCGTCCAGCTTCTCAAAGCCCTTTTCCGCTCCCTTGAACTGGAGCTTCTCCATCAGCCGGTCAATGGTCGAGATGGTCTGTTTGGTATTTTTCTCAAAATTTGCGTTGTCAAACCGCATTTCAACAACGCGGCTGTCTACTTCCTGGCTCATTCTGTCCTCACCTCGCCCCATGCCCGTGCTGCGATCCGCTCAAAAATGGGCCGCATCGCAGGGTTGATATAATCCACGCCCTCTACGTATCCTCCGTTTCGTGTGCCGTGTCCGTATTGCAGGATCACCGCAATTGGCACACCGTCCACGATGTTGGAGTTTCTCCATGTAATGGTGATGCTCTCTTTTCCCTTGGTCACCGTGTAGCTCCAGCTTGTCGCCGTCTTTCCCGTGTCCTTCGGGGTCGCCTTCGCAAGGGCCTCCACGCCCTCCTGTCCGTATCGGTCCAGCAGCTCATCCAGGCTCAGGTTCGAGCATCGCTTCAAAAATTTCCGGCTCTTCTTCCAGTCGCCTTTCTGGCGAAAGACAATTACTTTTGGCATCTTACCCTCTCGTCTTCAGCCGGGCCTTTCTCTGCTCGTTCAGCATCCGCTGCTGGGCCATCCGGTCGCCCTTGCTCATCTTCTTCGCCGGTGCCTGGCTCTCCTGGCATACCCGGATCAGGGTCAACAATCGGTTCAAATGCCACTTCTCGCACTCTTTCGGAATGCCAAAGCTGAACATCTGGCAGTACAGCACCTCAGCCGTGGTCTCGGTCCCGCTTTTCCGGGGCGGTCGTTTTGGCCGTGGCTTTCCTGCGGTCTTTCGTTCGTTGGGTCTCGGCTCCCCGCTGAACCATGTTGCGGTCATGGGAGCTTCCATATATTCGTTAATGGAACGGTACTGTTCCCGGGTCAGTCTGGCGTACACTTCGGGGTCTACCCCTTTGGTCACCGTCATGCAGCGGATGTAGTCCAGCCACTGCTCCACGGTCAGCTTGTCCAGATTGCTCAGGAACGGGATGTTCCAGTTGCTTTCCCAATGAGCCAGGGAGAGCAGTGAATGTTCCAGCTTCAGGACCACGGCAGGCGTGTAGACAAATTCCTCTGTCTTTTCGTTCCACCACTGTTGTCCCGGTATCGTAAGCGTCATCATTTGCTTTCTCTCCCTGGTGTGTGTTCATTGAGGTGCCCTTCTCAGAGCACGCTCCATTTTGAATGTTCTTCTAAACAGAGCTCGCCTCTTTGGGGAGCTCCACGACGCGCCGCCCTTTGGCGGACGGAGCGATAAGAGGGGCATGTTACTGCTCCTCAGTGCCCTTCACGGGGGCTTCCAGCACCTTCAGGCCGGGCTGGGCGTTCACAGGGGCGGCCTTCTTGGTCTCCTCCTTCATGTCCTCCGGCAGGATGCCCTCAAAGAATGCGGCCGCGGCCTCGCCGTTGGAGGCCAGCTTGTAGTACAGGTCGCTGTAGGCCTGGGTGGACATAAAGTCCGCCAGCACCGCATCGTTCTTGATGAACTTCCGGCCGTCAGGGCTCAGCACACCGTAGCTCTTGCAGATGATCTGCTTGAACAGCTTGGCAAGCTCCAGCTGGCTCTGGGCGGCAGTGATGCGGTTGATCATCTGCACAAGGCCGCCCTCGGTGGTCAGCTCCATCTCCATGATCTCGGCACGGGTCAGATTGAAGTAGTAGTCTTCCGTCCGCTCAGTACCGCCAAAGTCCACGGTGGTCATCGTCTTTTTCAGCATTTTTCTTCTCCTTTATCGTGTTCATTGATGCCTGGCTTCTTACACCTGGCCCTCGCTGTCGGTGATCAGCTTGATCAGCTCGTCGGGGGAAGGCAGGGTCGCCTCGGCAGTCTCGGTGCCCCAGAGCTTGTCCTGAATGGCCTTCACGGTGGCAGGCTTCAGCTTGGAGCAGTCGATCTCCATGTGGCTGGTGGGGCGGTGGCCGGTCACGTTCACGGGGGAGGTGGTGCACTCCCAGCTGAAGGTGATGGCATCGGGGTTGTCGTTGATGGTGGCATAGCTCTTCTCGCTGGGGGAAGCGGTGCTGTTCCACGCAATGTGGATCTTCTGGCCCACCTCGTCGTCAACGTCGTTGCCCACGGTAGTCACCCAGCTGAAACCAAAGCCCTGGCGCTTCTGCTGGCCGATGGAAACACCCGTTGCAACCTGTGCGGAACCGTCGCAGGGCTCCCACTCGGTGGGGTAGGTGTATGCTTCGATGGTGTAGCCGTACTCCTCGGCAGAGCGCAGAGAAGCATACTTGATGTCGTCAGCGTAGAGCTTGGTCTCCTCAGCGCCGGAGGGGCTCTCGGTCACGGCGGTCAGGCCATTCCAGGCCACGCCCTTGTCGTAAGCGCCGGTGTTGTTCATGGGATACAGGACACCCAGCTTGGTGCCCATCTCGTAAAACTTTTCGCCGACCGCGTCCCAAATTAATCTGGACATATAGTTCCTCCTTAGATGTAGATCGTAAAAACGGTGTGGTATAATCCGTCCGAAACAAAAGAGCGGTCGTAGGTGCATTTCGGCAACACACTTACGGCCGCTTTGATCTTGCTGTCAGGGTCTTTGTCCATCACGGTCACCGTGTAGAACGGATGCTGGATGTAGACCCTGTTGTTTGCATGGTTGTTCCGGATCCTGGTTTCGCTGTACACGATGCAGGGATATTGGAGCTGGAATCCCGCTTTCGGCTGATAATAGAGGTGGATCGACTTTCCGTTCTCCTTCAGCACTTCGCGCAGGAGCGTGTCAACCTTCAGCCGTGCTTCCATTCCAGAGCCCTCCCAAGGTCAGAATCAGGCGCGGGTATTGTACCTTCACGCCGGTCACCTGCCATTTCTGTCCCATAAACACCGCATACCGGAGATCGTAGAGATGGTCGTTTGCAAACGGGTCCGCCAGAACGCTCAACTGGTTTCCAACCGTGATGTCGGGGTTCACCTTGTCCCCCACCTGCATCTGCCGTCCAAACTCCAGCACGTCCCCGTAATAGGTGCGTTCCGTCATCTTCTCGGTAAATACGCTGGGGGCGGTCTCCTCCACCTCATCTGCAAATCCCAGCTTCCCGCAGTATCTCATCTCTTCTCACTCCATTTTGATTTGTTGTGGCTAACCTTGAAACCTGAAAAGATCAGGCCTCGTCCACAGCCATGGTGCAGGTGGTGGCGGTGGTGCCGTCAGTCACAACCACACCGGTTGCCAGCAGGGCAATGGGCAGGTAGGTCTTATCGGCAGCCATCACGATCAGACGGCCCAGCTTAAAGGCCTTCTCCACGTCAGCCTTCTTGGCCTGAACCTTGTGGACCTCGTCCTCGTACAGCTTCTTGTCGGTGTGCAGGTAGGCAACGTAGTTTGCCACGTGCAGGTCATAACCGGTCTCGTAGATGGTGTTCAGCATAGTTCTATCCTTTCTCTTTAAGCAGCCCACTCAACAGCCATGGCGCTGAACGGGGTGGTCAGAGCGCCGGAGCAGCGGGTCTCGATCAGGTACTTCTGGGCGTTGAAGTCGATGTCGAAGTCGTCGAACATGGAAACAGCGCCACCCTTGTCTGCGCCCACGGTGTAGTCGGCCAGGTTCACGATCAGGCAGACCAGGTCACCACCCTTGGCACCCTTGCGGCCCTCCATCTCGGGGATGGTCACAATGTTCTTCACACGCAGCTTGCGGGCCAGAGCAGCCTCGTCAGCATACAGCGGGTGGCCGATGCCGTCCTCCAGCAGGAGCATCTCGGTCAGAGCGTCCTCGGTGGTGAACAGGGTGGGGGTGCCGGAGCCGCGGTACTCCTTGCGGCTGCGCAGGATCTGCTTGATCAGGGCCTTGTACTTGTCCTCCACGGTGGTCAGGCCGGTGGTCTTGCACTGGACCTTGATGGTAAACAGGTCGCTGTCGTTGAACACAGGACGGATGCAGTTCTCGTCGATCTTGTCCTCAGAAGCAGCCAGACGGCCGTCGCCCAGCAGGTAAGCCAGAGCCAGCTCACGGTTCAGCTTCAGGCGCATCTCCTGCTTCAGCCATGCCACAACGTCAAAGCTGGTAATGTCGATCACGTCGTCGCGGTCCAGCTTCTGCTTCTTGTACACGGTGGTGGGGCTGGTGGAGCGGCGCAGCAGGCCAAAGACCTCTTCCTTCTTGAAGTTGCCCTTGATGTAACCCTTGGCGCGGGCATCCTCCTCGGTCAGGTCAGCAAACATGCTCTTGAACCGGCTGAAGGGAATGTGGTGCACAGCGCCCATGACCACGCTCACCCAGTCGTCGGGCTTGTCGATGATGCGGGGCGTGGTGTCCAGCAGGTGATCCTCCGGGAACAGCCAGTCGATGTTGTCGATGCTGTGGGCCAGCTCGTCACTGTCCATGCCGGCATCCTCAAAGGCAGCCTTCATGGTGCCGTGGCTCTTTGCGGTCTTGACCACGTTGTTGATCTCTTCGATGCTGTGCTTCAGCACAGTTGCGTTGGTATCCTTGTCGAAAACATTCTGCTTCACGGTATCGTCCTCCTCACCGTCATCGTTGTCGCCGCCTTCCTGCTCTTCCAGGGCCAGGCCCACCAGAGCGTGGCAGCACTCTTTCTGCTCGTCGGTCATGCTGTTGTAGACCTGTTCGAGCGTCTTGCCTTCGTTCTTTTCGTCCGCCATTTTGGCTTCCTCCTGTGTTGCTTCATCGTCGGTCACGGCATCGCCGCTGTCCGCACTGTGTGTAAGGTCTTCCAGCGGGTTGCCCTCGGGGTCCATGCCGTGGGTCAGGCTCAGGCCGTCCTCGTTATAGATAAAGGCCTCGCCGCCCTCGTAGTCCTCATCGGCGCTGTGCTTTACCACCTCGTCGATCAGGGCACCCGGGTTGCATCCGGCCAGCACCAGGCTCACTTCCCGGATAAAGCCGTGCTTCACGGTGCTGCCCACCTTCTTCAGGCCGTTGGCAAAAATGGAAAAGGCGCTCAGGTCGCCACTCTCCACGCACTGTCTTGCGGTCTTGCCGGTGTCAGTGTCGTTGAATTTGGCATAGCAGTACACACCGCCGGGCCGGTTCTCCAGCAGGCAGTGACCGATCACGTTGTCCACGTTGGCGTGGTCGTGGTTGTACACCATGGGCACAACCTTGCCGCTGCACTCCTTAAAGGCATCCTGTGCGATCACCAGCCCGTCATAGCACCGGACGTTCGCTTTCGTCGCCCAGCCGCTGCAATCGTAGTCAAAATTAACCATTTTGATTTGCAATACTCCTCTCTACGGCATCCCGCCCTGCCGTGATCGTTTTGTTCTGCGCCGCAATTTCCTCACTGCTCTGGCTGATGTTTGCATTCCGCAGTTCATCTGCCTTGGGGTCCTTGCTGGGTTTCATGCCAATGGCCTGCCGGAACTCGTTGGAGGTCATGATCTCGTTGCGGGTAAACTTGTCGGCCATTTCGGCAACGGCGGAAACAGGGGTCAGCTTGAACGGGTCACGGAAGTACATCACGGATTCCCGGTTCGCCCGGTCGTCCTCAGTCAGGAACTTCCGCCGGATCTCGTCCACGGCAGCCGCCACAATGGGTTCGATGGTGCGGTTCTCGTAGTTGGTCATCACAGCATCGGAAGCAGTACCGTTCATGATCTCCGGGGTGATACCCAACTGGCTGTATGCCATGTTGGTCAGGTATTCCACGGTCTTCAGAAGGTTGTTTTCGAGGCTGCGGTTCAGCTGCGTGATATGTTCCGTGCCATCGGTGTAGGCAATGCCATATTTGGAACCGGCGAGCTGCTGTTCGATCTGTGCCCGCCGTTCTTCGGCCTGTTTCTTCCGGGTCTCGCCCTTCACAACGTAGGGCAGCTGGATGATCAGGTCGAGCTTGCCGCTGCCCACCTGCTCGTCGATCACGTCCATCAGGTTCAGCTTCCGGATCAGGCGCTGCACCGTGCCGTTGGGCTCGTTCATCACGGCATAGAACGGGTTCTCCACCAGGGCCACCTGTGTCTTCGGCAGGGTGATTTCCTCTTTCCGTCCGGTCCGGTCGTTGTACACTTCCAGCCGCACGTCGTCCGGGTACCATTCCAGCACCCTTCCCACCCGCATGGATTCGATCCGGGTCTTACCGGTCTTTCCGTCGTAGTCCACGTCAATTGGCACCAGCGCAATGCATCCCTCGTCCAGCATGGAAAGGAACATGTCATATCGCAGTGCCCGGCCCGTCTGGTCCTTGTTGCCGGAAAGGTTCAGGCAAGAATTAAGGCCCGAATCAACGGTTTCGTCGTAGCGTCCGTTTTCATCGAGCCTTACATGATTGATGGTAATTGCCGCAGCGTCCATCGCAATGCGGGTGTTGATGGCCGTCATGATCGTCCGGTCATTGCTTCGGTTCAGCCTTACCCGGTCAGGCCGGTAGCTGTATCCTGCGCCGCTTCTTCCGGGGGGATCCCGGTTCAAAAACGCATTCCAGGCGTGTCTCAGTCTGGAGCCAAAGGTTTGTGATGCCATTTTGATTTCCTCCAGACCTTAACTGTCTTTCTTGTCGTCGTCTTTCTTCTGCTGGTTTCCGCCAGCGCTTCCGCTCACAATGGCGTTCGCCAGATCAGGGTTCTTGAGTTCCTTCGTGATGAACTGTTTTGCTGCGTAGCTCATAGCACCGGAAGCGGCCTTGGTCAAAAACTGCTGGGAAGCATTCGTCATTACGGTCTTCACAAAGCTCTGCCCGCTGTATACGTCCTTCCGCAGCTGTTTCACGTCCTTCTGGAGCTGGAGCCGCTCTTTCTCGGCTTTCAGTTCCTTGTTGGGGTCGTCCGCCCGGATATTGGTCTGCCCCTGAAGATCCCGGTACTGCCTTTCCATTTGCAGCCGGTTGATCCGGGCCCGCAGCTCCTCGTCGGAGTAGTCCTCCGCATTTTTCCCAGTTCGCTTGGGTGCATACTCTGTCTTGGGCTTCTGCGCATCCTCACCGGCGTTCCCGTCCCCGGCATAGTGTTTCCTGCCTGCGGCCGTCAGGGTACCATCCTTGTTCTGGTACCGCCGCACGCCCCACTTCATGCCCTTGATGCCCCAGTGGTATAGCTCGTCCTTGTATACCTGCATGTTTGTCTCATCACCTCATTTCTTTCCGGCAATGTACTTCTTAACGCTCTTTCCGTCCATGTCCTTCAGCATCGTGATTTTAGGATTATCACCGAACAGGCTCGATATGAAGCTCTTGCCCTTCTTTTTTCCGGAAACGTACTTCCTGGTACTCTTTCCATCCATATCTCGCAGCATTGTGATTTTAGTGTTGTGAGTAACCAACCCCGACACAAACTTCTTGCCTTTTTCGACAGCGGTCTTGATGTGTTGCTTCGCTTTCCGCAGATTCGGATGATCTTTCACGGTTTTGGCTTCGCTCGTGGCGGTGGCTCCGGTCGGAGTTCTTTTTTCGTTAGAGAGATAGTGAGTGGTATAGACACCAAGTCCTTTTGCACGCTGAATATCTTTGTTAGCAGTGCCACCATCCACCATCGATGTTCCTTTTCCGGTTACAAAGTACGTCGTGTTCTTTTTGCCCTCGAATTTAGGCGAATACCGGTTGTTTTTCTGCCGAGTCATGTACGCGCCATATTCTCGCGCATCGTAGAAATAACGATACTGGGTAAATCCCAATTTGTTACGTCCAACAGCAACACGGGCATAGTATTTGTGCCCCTTTCGCTCTTTTCCCAGCTCGCCATGCGCCAGATAGTTCCAATAATCGTTCATTTTTCGCTCCTTCCTGCGATTTACAACACCTATCGGTCGTGCTATACTCTTCTTATCGAACATTTTCGACAAAGAGGAGTTCTTATGGATACAGTTATCTGCCCCAACTGCGGACATGAAATTTCGGTTCCGAAAAAGAAAGTTTCATCCATAAAGTGCCCAAAATGTAATATGGACGGACTTGAGCTCGGTCTTGATTATTTCGATGAAAATGATGAACCTAGAAAATCTTTCTTCAAAAGACATCCTAAAGCTACTGCCGCGGCACTTTTTGCCGGATGGCTTGCTGGAAAAGGGATTCTGTGGTGGTTGAACAATAAAAACGAACTCTTATCCGGCCCTGTTCAAGGAGCTGATTCTTCTGATGAACTCCCAGCCGAGGCTTCCTGCGAGACAGTAACTGAAGGCACATCTTCGGAGTTGATTCCGATTGATTCCGAAGAGGCCGCCCAGAGATTAGTTCATTACAATCTCAACAAACGCAGGCTTCCTGAAAATCAAAGAGCATCAGCAGCCAAACGGGAGGAAGCTAATGCCCTTGGGATCGATATTGGAACCGAATATACGATCGTAGACCCATATGATCGACCAAATCGAAAAAAGACTTCGACCTGATCACTCAAACGCATCCCGGTTCTGTTTCCATGCCACGTAAGCATCCATCATGGCAGCCACGGCATCGATCTTCTGATCCTGCCGCTGTTTGTAGAGCTTCCGGTTGCCGTTGGTGTCCACCAGCGTAATGCAGTTGCCCATGGCAAATTGCATCAGCTGTTCGTCAAACAGCAGCTTCCGCTGTTCGCTCAGCTTTTTCAGCTCACCCAGCGGCACGCTTTCGGTCTTTGCACCCTGGATCACTTTCACAACGCCAAAGGTGCTGTTTTCATCGCCCCAGCGCTTCACGAACTCCTGTGCGTTGTAGGGGTCGTAGCCAAACGCCCGTACGTCGTACTCGTTCTCCATGATAAAGTTGTCCAGGTCATCGTACACCTGCATCATGTCCAGGACCGTGCCGTCAAACACGAACAGGGTCCCTTCCCGCATGAATTCCTCATACTGCTGCCGTCTTGAAGCCGGAAGCTGGCTGAGGGTGTAGGATGTGATGTAGTCCCTCGTCTTGACCCCAAAATATCCGTTGGACAGCGGAAACAGGAAGGTAAAGGCGCAAAAGTCGTCGCCCATGGAAAGGTCCGCGCCCATGGCACAGGGCATCTGCCAGAAGCTTCTCTTCCTGTGGCACAGGGTCTCCTCGTAGGGGAAGAAATAGGTGTAGCCCTCCATAGGCAGGTTGAAGCGCTTGGCCAGAATATCGTTTCGGGCGCTGGGGGATTTCTCCGCACGCTCAACGTCCAACTGGTAGGTCTCGTAGCTCACGGTCTTGCCCAGGTTCGGGTTGGCCTTCAGCCACATCTCCGGCTGGCCCACTTCCTCAATGGAGTCCAGCTTGTAGTACCAGATGGACACATGTGGGTTGACGTACTCCCCTTTCAGGATGCTCATCAACTCCATTTTGATGTCGTCGCCGCAGCCGTTGCGCACGGTGCCCTCGGAGGAAGCCGCCACGATGAGATAATTCTCGTTCTTGGCCGCGCCCTGCTCAATGGCACCAATTGGGTCTTCCCGGATGTCGCAGGAGAGCCACTCGTCCACGGTCGCCACAGTGTCGCGCCGTCCTTGCAGCTTCTCAATGGTCATCGGGCGCACTTCCAGCAGGCTGTTGGTCAAAAAGTTCTCAATGCCCTTCTTGGTGGAAGCCATCTTCACTCGGTCTGCCTTGGAGCCGGTGGTGTTTTGCAGGCTGCCCTCGGTCATAAACTGGAACACCGGCCCCTTTGCCCGCGCCAATGCGGTGCGGAAAGGTGCCAGCACCTCCTCGGCCTGTTTCATGGTCGGAGCGGTGGTCAGCTGCTGGGTCGTGGTGGTGTACGCCGTCAGGAAGTACGCCTGCAAAAACTCCAGATACATGGTCTTCGCGGCCGATCGGGTAATGATGAGGTATTGCTTTGTCACCAGCCGCTTTTTCAGCCGCCGGGTCTCGTAGTGTCCACCGCCTCTGCGCTCGTTCGGCACAAAGACGCTTCGCTCTACAAAGTAGTACCACCCAAAGATCTCTTCGGCCCATAACTTGAAACTGTCCAGCAGCTTCACGTCGGTGCCGTCGGTCAGGGTCAGTTCATCCTCGCAAAAGGAGATAAAGCCGTTCACTGCTTTGTCGTCATAGTAGATGCCCGGGTTGGCGATCAGGTCGTCGATCCGCTCCATCTCCATGGCAATTTCCCGGCATACGGGTATTTCGCCACGCATCACGGCCTCCCGAAAACGGCCGTAGTAGATCGGCGTGGCCGTGTTCGATAATGCCATTTTGGTTCCTCGTCTTGCTCCGTTTCACTCGTTCATGCTTTGGGCCGGTAAAAGGGCTTGTCCAGGGTGTAAAAGCATCGGATATCCTCCGGGCATTCACTGGTTCCCTGTCGGGCACATCCGTTGCAGATATCCTGCGTTACCCGCCCAAACCAGTCCTTTTTCTCCGGTGTTTCCATCCAGTGCTCCACCCATCGCGCTGCTACTGTCCGTCCCATGTGTTGTCATGCTCCACGTTCAGCCGCCATTCCATCTCGGAGGCGGTATTCTTCAGTGCTTCCATGGTTGTGCTGCTCTGGGGCGGGTCAAAGCCCAGCAGCCGTACCTTCACGGCCACGTAAGCCTTCACCGCTTCCACCTTCACCGGGTCGGCAACGAACTCCGTCCATTCGTTTTCTTTCCCGGAAATGGCGTACCCCTCGCCGGGCCCCACACCCATCTGCACCAGTGCAAACAGCGCCATGTTGATGTACATGATGATGTCCGCATCAAAGTCGGTGCACTCCTCGGCAATGCCCAGCAGCTTCTTCACGCTCGTCAGGATCGAATTCATTTTGATTCCTCCTCGGCATCGCTGTCGTCGCCCATAATGTAGCTCATCATGGCGTAGTACCAGTCCTTCTGAGCCCTCGCCAGCAGTTCCAGTTCGGCCAGATGGTGGGACGCACCGTCCTTACCCATGGCCGCTTCTTTCTGTGCACTCTCCTCGACCAGCTTGGCCAGTCTCCCTGCATCAATCGCCACTTGGCCAGGCTTCAGCAAAACGAGGTCTCCCTCAGCACTCGGAGCAGCGTTTTGTGCGGTCACAGCCTGATTCTCATCCCTCCGCGGGACAATCTTCATGCCATCAAACGTGATATCCCTGGCCCGTGTTGCCCGCACCTGCTGCCCATCCACATTCGTGGCCAAAGCATCATCAAAGTCGAAGCCTCTGTTCCGCGGTACAGCCGTATAGCCCTGCTGGAGCCCTGCTTCCGCAATACCCACGTTCGCCCAGAGCAGTGCCTCGTCCAGCTTGGTCAGTGCCAGGCTTCTCGCGCGGCTCGGTGCAAGGTGCTGGAGCATCGCCTCCGCCTCTTCCAGCTTCCGCCGCAGCCCCATGGCATAGTCCTGCTCTCGCCGATTAAATGCTTTTTTCTGGTACATACTCATTTCCTCCACTGGATATCAGACTTTCTTCTTTACATACAACATATGGATTGATATACTTATCTCAAACGGTATTTCTTATACTTCGGAGGCAATATATGCAGTCTTACACCTGTCCAAACTGCGGTGCTCCTGTAAAAATGGATGACCACGGTGCATTTCTCGAGTGTCCTTATTGCGGATCACAATTCAAGCCCGATGATTCTTCATCTGATGAGCCAAGCAGTCGTCAAACGGATTCAGACGATGATAACGAAGAACTTCGCACCTATGCAGAAATAGTAAATCGCCATATTCCAGAATTTTCGGTCACCGAATTTATCGATAGAGCCAAGCATATTCTCGAAAGAACTCTTGATTTTCTCGGCGATCACGGAATGTACATCCAAGTCGGTGTCGTTTTGCTTTTTGTCGCCTTAGCCATTGTCAGTTTCTTCTTGTAACTTATTCATGTTTTTATCCATGGGCAGGTGTCGCCCGGTCGTCTTTCTCCGTCCGGCAGCTTCGGGCCCTTTCCCGTTCCATAATGGATCACCTTGTGCGTTGCCGCCGAAACACAAATGGCGTTCTCCGGATCAAGCAGCTTTTCGCTGTGCTGGAGAATGTCATTTTTTGTTATGGGGTTTATGTGGTGGATGGAGATCTTCGGTCGAATCGGCTTTCCGTCCCGCAGCACCCAGTCTATGATCGGGTGGTCTTTGCATCCCAGATCACATCCCATGTCCCGGGCAATGATCCTGTCCCTGAACTGCCGCCACTCTCTCGATTGGTAGAAGTCCTGGTTCAGCCATCGGTCAAACCCAAAGGTATCTCTCCCCACTTCCCCGTGCAGCTGTAAATACTCCAGCCTCTCCTCGTATGTCGGCAGGGTGCAAAGTTCCGTGTAGCTTTTCATGCAAACAACTCCAGTATCTCGCAGAGTGCGATAACCCCAGACAGTACCCCGAGAACATACAGCATGGTCGTACTTACAGCATTTTCCGGATGCTCCCCCAAGTATACGGCCACCATGAAGATTGCAAAACTGCATAACCACAGTACAGCCAATAGCATCTGGATATTCGTTACTGACATTTCACCCAACTACCCCATTCTTACGCAGCAATTCATATAGCACCAACATTACACACCACAGTAGCGCAGGCATTCCGAAATGCGCAAATATCTCAAGCGCATAACTCTGGGTGTGCTTCTCGATCCACTCGGCAAAGAATAGTGGTACGAAAATAATCATCACAACCATGCTCAGGGCAAATGCAACGTCAATTAATGTCATACTCGTCATCCTCTCCCAAGCCGTTGTATTTCTTCATGGCAGCAATGGCCTTCTCGTACATCTCCTCGGAGTGCTTTGCATTCTGGAGTGTCTCAGTCTTTGCCCGCAGCAGCTTGTTTTCCTCTTCCAGCTTTGTTTTCTCCAACTCGTTCTTAGAGGTCGCCAGCTTCAGAAAATGGGTCGTCTCAGCGCTGGATGCCGTACCTTCCAGCAGTCGTTTCTCAACCAGCTTCATCGCCAGGTTGATCATATAGTTTTCTTGTGCTTCCGGGGTTCTTGCAGGCCGCGAAGTTGCAGCCGACATTTCGCCCGGAGCAGACTTCTTAGGTTTCATTGCAATAACCTCGTTTCACATTCTTATTTTGCTTTTGCAAGGGTTCATGGGAGTCGCAGTAGTACCAATTAAGCCTGTCTCATTTGAAAGGAGAAGAAAAAGCAGATCATGCCCAATGGAGGTTGAACATCGTGAAAGCCCTGAACCCAAATATATAGGAGGATACTAATCCCATGAGCCCTTGCAAAAACTGCCGAAGCCCCGGTCTACACCCCAGAACCTCGGCAATTGTCCATATGACTGTAAATCTTAACACCTGCTGTGGATACAGGCATCGAGAGTTTACACAAATATAATCGGCAGCTTTCGCTGTCGGAGCCTTAAAGCCCAAATATCAATTTTCCCTCCGGGGAAATATCACAGACCGGCGCGATTTGAGAGGGGGTGTCGATTTTGAGACCCCCTCCCTATGGTTTACGCGGTTTGGCCGAGCGTGTCCTCGTCGGGCACAGTAATCTTGAGCTTCTTGTAAATGTTTATCGGGTCGGCAGCAACGATCTTGTCGATTGCCTTCTCAATTTCATAGGCGTTTTCATTGTCCGTGAACTGAGAGGAGGTCTCGGCGATCCTCATAAGCAAACCGGAAGAGTTGTAGCCATGTGCGATATCATACTGATACCACTTCTCGAACTCATCGTACGGACTGTACGGGTTATCAAAAGTGGTGAGAAAGCACCGAACCATTATTCAAAGCCTCTTTCTTAATAGATTGTTACTTGTCGAGTGCGCTGTAAATCGTAGATTTAGGCACACCGCATGCCTTGGCAACCTCATCATATGACGCGCCAAGATTGAGCATTGCTTTTGCCTTTGCCAATTTGGCAGAAGACAACGTAGCCGTTGCTTTCGGCATTGCACGCTTTACAATTTCGTCAGAATCAGACGAATTAAGGAACTTCGTCAACATATTGTCGGAAATTGCGCCAGCCTGAACAGCTTCCCATTCTCTGTCCGTGAAGGTAACCTTGGACTTGCGTCCGCTTGCACCAACAGAATCGCGAGCACGCTGCATCTCGACAGAAGAGATCTTCTTGATTACCTTCTTATCTTCCGAAATGTTGGGATCAAGCCCCTGTTCCTGAATCTTCGCCTTAATATTCGCGTTCGCAATCAGCATTGCTTTGCGCTCTTTAGGCTTGTTAGCGATCATGTTGTTATACTTTTGCTTTATTAAATGCTTCCTCTTCATTATGATAGCGATTACCCACTTCAAACTCTCGCTCACAGAAATTGCAGAAATATGTAGGACAGTAGAAAGTTGTCATACCGCACACCTCCTCGCAGCATCCAGACGGCTCTCCGCAGCGTTCAGCTCGAAGATAGCAGCCGTGATAAACTCCGGATCGCAGTTCTCAAAGTGGTTCCGGGCCACCTCAAGATCCCGCAAAGCCTCCCACATGGTATTGACCGTCGTTGGAATCGGCTCCATACGGAATATCTTTTTGGCGAAATCAACGATTTTTCGCAGCATTTCTACACCTCCACATCTTTGTAACCTGACGAGCCGTGAGCCAGCCCTCAACATCATCAAGGCCAAGTGCCTGCCTACCCATCACCTCGATAAGCCCCTGCTCAAAGCCATAGGAACCCCAACCCCAAATGCCATCCCAGATACGATTTCCAGCAGCATCATATGCAGTGATTTGCTCACCACCATCGTGTCGTCCGCCCGGGAGATATTCCTGACAGTCCGGTCTGTCCATCTCTGGCCAGCGACGTTCATAAGTATGCGGAACCTTAGCATGCTTCAGCAGAATATCCAACTTCTGCATCTCGGTCATGTGATTCCAAACCCGGAGTTTCCAGGTTTTCTTAGACATGTTTCTCATTTCTGCATTTCCTTTCGTCGGCCTCCATGGTCTTTGCAATTTTATGCTGAATATAAAGCACACAGCCAGCCTGACTATCACACCCGAATGAAGCCAATAGTCCAGCAATAGCATTCAAAGAGTTCAGATCCTCTTCAGCAAATATCATTTAGCGTTCACCGTTTCTCCTGGTACTCTACAATTTTGGTTACTTCGCTCTGAACCCGGCGTAAGAAATCATACGCAAGAAAGCAACCGCATTCCGCCAATTCCTCGGCGATATCGCCCAAAATATCCATATCGGTTCTTGTGAGATTAACTTGAGGAATAACTTCAATGTTCTCCTCTGTGATAAATGGGATATAGTCTCCACAATGGCAACATTTGATGTTCATACGTTGCATACAAGCATCTCCTTCAACGATAAAAATAAAGAGCCGCAGATTTCTCCACGGCTCTCGCGTTAATGATTAGCTCGTATTAACGTTCCATAAAGTCCTTATCTATTAAATCATATTCCACATCATGGTCGTTGGAATTGCCGATAAATATCGAAAACGCCTTATCAAGGTCTGTAAAGTCACACACTGCAATTTCATTATTTTTGAATGCCGGTGATCCAACCAGTGCCTCGCACATGCGATCACGAAATTTAGCCATTTCCTCCGGATTTTTGCATTTGATGTTCAAAACGATCATAGTTTTGTTACCTCCAAAATATAATTCTGAGACTAATCATCTCATAAAGGAGCCTGTTATTTTCGCGTCTTCTCATCGAACTTCACGGGCTTCATAGTCAACTCCCGCAGAGTATTAACTATTGCCGGCATCGGCTCTGTCTAGAATATCTCTTTGACGAAATCAACGATTTTGCGCAACATAATTTTTACGAAGTCCTCCTTTTTTGCATCCAAATTCTTTTCGGCGACGGTTAATCCATTCGGAAACTTTAGGAGAAAGTGGCACACCCTTTTTCACAATCAGAATTGCCTGCACATATTCTTTATGAGCTGGCACATACATCCAACACTGAGTATCGTCATTATGGTCGATTGCATCACCAATCCACAAACGTGCAGGCCAAACATGGTTTGAGTGATAGAATATGCTTCCCTCCAAATAATCGAACCAGAAATACTTATGGACGACCTTTCGATCAATAAGTTTTCGTGTCTTCTTAGACATATTTCTCATTTAATTTTCACCTTTGCTTCCTCGAACTTCAGAGGCTTAACCGTACCCTCCCGCGCACACTCCGTCAGGCACTCGTGGCAGGGTTCATCCGTCTCCAGCACCTTGAAGCTCTTGCACTTCGGACAGTAGGTCGCATAGTCCACTTCGCGCATCCAGTTATTCATCAGCGCTTACCTCCGTCGTATCTATGCATCGTGTATCCATTGCAAATCTTGCACTTAGCATAGCGGATGTTCGGATAGTACCTTGAATACCTTTCAGCTTCATTCCATTTATGAAGTGCGATTGTGCGTTTGCAAGCGCAGTCCATGCACACAATTTTTATTCGGTCACTCATCAGGTTTCACCTCCGAAATAAAAGTGTCCTTTCCGCAGCGAGGGCAACGTGCCAGAACCTCACCGTTATGGATTGTGCACTCCTTCATACTGTTCCAGTTAGATGCAGGAATCCCAAAATGAGCATTACAGCCACCGCATTTAACAGCAACGAGCTTTTCGTCAGGATCTGCATATCCGTCAAGGTCGCCGATGTATTTATGTACCCAATGCCCATTACAAAACGGGCATTTCAAAATTCTACTGCTCGCAGGAACTTCATCCATGTCGTACAGCCACCCCTCAGGGGCAACAGGATGGCGTTTATTGCAATTGGTACACTCAACCGATATCCAAGGACGTTTTTTCTGGGTCTTCTCCTGCTTAACTGAGAACCTATCATCCAGAATATCTTTCATGGGAACAAGCACCGAATGGTTGCAAAAACAACACTTTAATTCAAGTTTTTCTCCAGAAACATCCTTTCGAAATCCTACCCCATCGCAAATCTGGCCATTCTCTTTAATAATCGTAGCCTCACAATTGGGGCAAAGGACTTGATAGTTCTTTTTCTTAACCTCCCCAACCTTTACCGCAAACCTATCATCCAGTTCCGGATGGGTCTCTCGCTGATTCAATGCCCACAGCAGGTTCCAGCAGGCCGCGCGCAGGTGATCCTCATCGTCCATGCCAACCATGTACTTTGCCAGATGCCGAGAAGCGCTGTCCAGCAGCGAATGCAGCGGAATACCCTTGTCTACGTTGTGCTCACCATACTTCAGTGCGCCCTCCTCGCAGTGCTTGCTGACTTCCATGATGCCATACCAAGGCAGAAGATCCATCCGCCCCTTCCCTGCGTGCATATCACGCTTTGCGCCAGTTTCAAATTCGGTGCGATCTCCAGAATCTTTAATCAC